GTGGGTAGCCTGTCAAGCAGCTATCGTATCTATTTGCGATCACTGTATCTTGTAGCTCTAAGGTATAGTGGACAACAGTCTTGCCTTCCCTGAGGGCTTCTGTGCCAAGATGGACAAGGACCATTGATTTTCCTGCTCCGGTAGGAGCGATGACCACGCCAAGTTCGCTTTTGCCTAAACCTCCGCCGAGGATCGCGTCTACTTCCGTCCAGCCGGTACTCACTGGGCACCGGTGCTTCGGCACGAATCGCTTTTCAAAATCAGCGACATAGTCATAGCCAAAGTTGTTTTCGGATCCCAGCTTCAGCGCGTCATTGATAACGCTAGAAATCTCGTCGAAAGAGCAGTTCTGAAGGAGGCCTACTGACTTTAGCATGGCCTCCTTTAGCTTCTGCTTCCGGCAGAAGTCCAAAGACTGTTCTTTAATATACTCAATATCGTTTAGCTCATGAGTGTGGATGCGGTGGAAATACTCTCGCAGTTGCTTTTGCACCACCTCGTCTTCGTGGTCGATACCTGTTTGAACGATCGTTATCATGGCCTCAACAGACGGGTGCTTATTATATTTAGCGCGATAAGTTACTATCTTATGTACAAACGTGCGCAGGTACTGCAGGTCTAGAAAGTTTATGTCTAGTACCTCTGTAATTTGATCAGCGAAAGGTCGATCTTCGAAGATTAGTTGTACTAATCCCTCTTGAAATGCCTTCCCGTATCTACTAAAATTAACGTTTTCTGCTGCTATCATCTTGAGTCCCTTAAGAGTTTATTATACAACATTCCGGTATGGAATGTCAACCTTCTTGCGCACTATTGTATACGATCCGATTCAAATTGGTGCGCAAGTCTTCCCAATTTAGCTCGCCGAAACCATCTTCTCTCATCATCCCAATAATCTCAGTCTTGTTGAAGGTATATTCAAAGTTCTGGATCGCGTTCTGAACTACCATTTTTGACTGGATTGACATCGGAGGGGCGTATAATTGCATCATTCTATAATTATGCTCGATGAGCGCCTTTCCCTCTACAATATTAGAAAAGACCTTTAATTTACTGTTGGTATTTTTACAGAAGTCGATAACTTCTTGGATTGTATAAGTTTTCTCAGCAGATAAAAAACTAAGCCTTTTTGCTACCGTGGCGAATCCCGCTCCGCGGATTCCCGGCAAGTTATCAGAGGGATCGCCGATGATGGCGCGGGCGAGGGCCATGTTTATAGGGTGAACGCCCGTCTGTTCCACGATCCTCTGCTTATTCAGAATTTCTTTTTGGGTGGGCCGGTATAAAACCGTCTCGTCATCACAAAGCTGCATGAAATCTTTATCGTTAGACACGATGATCTTTTGCCAGCCCTTGTAATGTTCCATCTGGGTTAGATGTGCGATCACGTCGTCAGCCTCGATCTCTGGGATGATGGTTTGGACGATGGGCATCTGGTTAAGATACTCCATTGCTCTCGCTTGTTGCCATGTCTTGTTTTCTAGCACCTCGCTCTCGGAAAGATTATTAAACGCCCTATTCAAGCGCAATGGCTTGCGGCCGGCTTTATAGTTCTTGTCCATAATCTTGCGCTTGGCGGATCCGTTGGGGCCGTCCCAACACACCACGATATTATCAGGGCTTGCTTCGCGGACATGCTTCTGTAAGATCTTCACGAACCCCTTGATACCTCCAATTGGCTGGCCATTGGTCGACAGTGATGGGTCTACAATATAGGCCCTCAAATATGCGTTTAACGCATCAAAAATTAATACTCTTTTCATAGTTTATAGCTTCCTGCTTTTTTGTTATTGATAGTATAGACAACACGCTTAATCCCTACGTGCTTGAGTGCCTCGTGGCACATAGCGCAGGGCTTAGAGAGCTTATAGTCTCCCCGGCGGCCGACGCGGGCGACATATACGATGGCGCCTTCGGTGATACTGCGATCCATCCCTAGAATCGCTCCGAGTTCTGCATGCAGTGTGGTTCGGCCGGCGTGCGCGCGCTGGAAGCGGGAGCCAAATGCGCAATAATTGTTTTTGTTAAACGAGACATTTCGGATGGAGCCCTTTACAAGCACCGCGCCGTGGCGATAATCCGGGTAAGTTGATTGATGGGCCATGCGCTTAGCTAGCTCCATATAACGCCGGATCTTGCCGGTGTATTTGTGGAATCTATCGGCGCTATAGTCTGAATCATACTCTTGGGCGATGTTAGACAAAAGCCCTCCTGTAAGCTTATACCTAAGTATAGCGCATTGCAGGGCTCATGTCAAGCGTTTTTATTCAGGATCTGCGTAAAATTGATCAGCTGGGCCGTCTCTTCGATCGAACTTCTGTACGACCTCTTCATCCATTAACTTAATGATGTTCTTCTTAAATTCTTCATCTGCTTGAATGATCTCCAACCATTTAGATGGTTGGAACTTCTTCTCATACCCGTCGGGCATTTTGAGAGTATACCATGCGCCGGCACTAGTGAGGTGCTCTGAGCCCTTTACCGCGTCAAACCAACTCTCTTCATCGCGGATGCCGATCTCTTCGGTACCCCAGAGAATCCGGAAAGCACAATTTCTGCCTTGTGTCCCAAAGCGAGACTTCTCTAGTTTTGCTTTAACCTCGGAGCCGATGCGAAAGCCCTTTTCATCCTCGATGAAAGCCGCCTTAGCCTTTCGGCCTGTTAACCAGATGCGTAACGAGTACGAATAGTGCATCGCCTTACCTCCCGGTGTCATATAGGGGGTGGTCATAGCATTAATGCGTGCGTTGGGGCCGCTAGGAATGTTTGTTTTAAGCTGATTAAGAACCAGCAGTGTCGCCTTCTTATCGGCAATGGGGATAACCAGCTTTGACATTCCCTTTGCAAGAATGCGCGCTTTCACAGCCATCGATGATTGTGGGTTGAAGTCTCCTTCGACATCGGATACCGATGGGGTGAAGGCAAGAGAGTCCCAAATAAATAGTAGTTGTTCATCCGTCGCGCCCAGCAACTCCTCGATCGTCTCTAATACAAACTCGACAGAGGATGCTTGAATATACATTAAGCGCGTTAGATCACACCCAGAGCGTTCCAAAAACGCAGGGTCGATGGCTGACTCCGAATCAAAATATACAACCATCTTGCCCTGTTTCTGTGCGTTTGCTGCTACTTGCGCGGCCATGTACGACTTGCCTGTCGACTCCAAGCCGGCGATCTCTGTAACTTTCCCGACGGGAATGCCCGTTACGCGGCCTTTGCTGATGATAGAGTCAAGCCAGCGGGAGCCGGTAGGGATCCACTCCTTGACTTCGGTGGGGTTGTCACCGGTTAAGTCGTGTGCAACATTTCGGCCGGCTTTCTTGTTGACAAGACTCATTAAGTCCTGCATTGATACTCGGCCGGCTTTGGTTTCTTTTGCTTTTTTAGCCATTTCCTCTCCTATGAATTAAAATGCGGCAGACTTTGACCGGTCTGCCAGCGGGATTGCCCAATAAGCTAAGTGTTCTTGGTTTCTTGAACATGCAACCGTAATGCCTGTGCTGAGGTCTTAACCTCTTGCATAACCTTACGGAGGCGCGTGCCAGCGGCACTGTTTCCGTCGCTGTAGAACTTAGCATAGTCTGCTCTCGTTGCCTCGAGCATCGTAATCAAATCTTCCAGCGTATCCGGTGTTGAATTACTCATTTTGTTTCTCCTTGATGTGTTTGAAATACGGCAGACTTTACACCGGTCTGCCATCGGCTTTAAATAAAGGGCGGCAGACTATTTTTTTATACCGGTCTGCCAGCGGCCCCCGCTGAGCCTATTTATATTAGCCGTTCTTTAGCTCATTAGCTCATCGAACGCACGGTCAACATCGCTCTTGCCGCTGGCGGGACCGTACTTGGCAGTCTCAGACGAGCGACTTTCCGCTGTACCATCATTGGAAAGCTGCTCATCGAGAATTGCATCAACCTGAGCCGGGCTAAGGCGCTCCCAAAGGGAATCAAAGTCCGGTATGCGATCAAGAAGGGCGGGGATCGCTTCAGTGTCGCCTAATAGAGTCGACGTATTACGACGCATCTTGAGGCTCGTTTGGGGATAGGCACCCGGTTTAGTGGGCTTTGTGTATGTCAGAGTAATGTCGGTGCCTTCATCAGCATCTGTGATGTCGCCATACTCCGGATCAAGGATGTAGCCAAGAAGCAATTCGTATGCGGTCTTACCGTAGCCGTATACCTTGATTCCCTCGTCCTCGCGACCGCGCACTACAACTGGTGAGAAGTAGCGGGTGCGTACGAAAAGGGACTTGGCGAGCTTCTTACTCTCCTCGTCGTTGTTGTCAACTCCCTCTCGCCAGAGGGAGGAAGCAAATTCGCAAATTGGGCATTGTTCGCCAAAGTTGCGCTTCGGGCAGAGTACTCCGCCCTTATGGTTTCCCACATTATAGTGGAAAAACATTTCCTTCAACGGATCGCCGTCGTTGCTCGGTACAATCCGAATATCTGTGTCGCCCTCGTCGGGCCTGAACCAGACCGAGTTGGCCCCGTCTCTGTTTCCTTCACCGCGAAGGGATGCTAGCTTGCGCTGCATAAGTTCCATATCAATTGTCATTATCTGTTTCTCCTTTTTTGTTTTTAGATAAAGTATACTAAGCGTTCCTTAGTATCTAATGTAACACACTCAACGTAGCCTGTCAAGTGTTTTCCTGTATTGCGTTCGTTCTGGCCACGCAAAAACCAAAGTCTCTACCCGCTGGGGTTTCGTAAATAGCATACGACACATTTCTGAAAGCATTCCTAGGCTTTTCTTTAAGAATGTCAACATATTGTTTGTGTAGCGAGCCATCTTTTGTAAGTCTTTCCTCATTTATACATAGATAATAGCACACCTCACGAGTGATGTCAAGCTCAAAAAACCACTTTTCTTGAAGTTTCTGCATGTCGACCATACCCATCGTTCTGATGCGGCAGGTCTCTGATGGGGTTGCTGTGACTCCAAGTTCTGGCTCGTTATGATCAAAGTAATTCATGTAGTGCACGCTAGATTGGATCAATGAGTTGAGGGACTTATAATATTGTTTAACTGGTATGTTCTGCAGCGTCTCCTCAATCTTCAGATTGGATATCAGAGTAATGCTATTGAGGAGGCCGGAGCGGGCGTATTGCTGGAGGACGCCAAACACAGTGTTCTCCATCAGGCGCGCCAGACCAGATAGCAATTCAGTGTCCGGCTTAATATAAAATAGATCTATCTTCTTTCCTCTGATTTGTTCTAAAACACCCAAAGAGTAGTTCGAACTCATGGTGGAACCAACCACAAAAAATTGAACGTGGTCTTCTACATTCTCAAAAAAGCTACTGAGATCTGGAATGTTGTTTTCGCACTCTTCTGGTGTCTCTGCTGGCTTGAGTCTAAACTTATATTTAGACGTACGCTTTACCTTATCATTGAGGCAATGTACGCTATATTGGGGGTGATCTTTAAATAGGCTAGCTATGTTGGAGGCGCCGGTACCCAGTCCAATAACAGAAATCATACTTTCAACTCCTCAAGTTCCAGATAATTCTTTCCGGCTTGAATGTTTGTCCTAAATTCATCTGTCTCAAAAATATCTCTTACTTCTGCCAGCAACTCGCGCTCTTCATCGCAAAAATCTATAACGACCTCATCGTGGACGATATGTGAGATAAACGACTTCTTGCCTTCAAGGAGCCTGTTGATCTCAACGGCGCGACTAAGCACGCGATCCGAGGTCGTGCTTTGAATCAAGTAGTTAAGTGCTCGGCGTTCATCCACCTTGATCTTCCGGTTGTAGGGAGTCTTAATATACTCCCCATCATACCATTTGTCAAGTACTTTTTTGCGATCATAGTATTTTGTCTGAATTGCGTCTGATTCGGGATTATAGAGCCAACTGAAAAACAGGGTCTTGGCGGTGGCCCGGTCAACATCGTTATTAAACAAGTGTTTCACGTTCCAATCGTGAATGTCTACGTTAGGCTGGTCGTGGCCGGTCAGTTGTAGCAGGGTTCGAACCTCTGCCCCGTTATAATCCAGCGATACTAACCAGTCGTTGTGGGGCTTCACAAGCTTACGAAATTCTTTCTTAAGTGTCAGTATCGGAAATGAATTCCGGCGCGTTGTCAGGCGGCCTGTGACCGTCCCAAAAAGGTTGTAGTCTATATGCCGGGATCCCTTCAGAAGCTCGTTCGCCTTATGGCGGCCGGAAGTGGTATGGTATAGCTGCCGGCACTCATCCTTGTTTAGATTTAAGCTTTGCTGGCCTATCTTATAAATCAGCTTTTGAAAGCCACTAAGGAGTTTATAGTTTTCCGGGCGGTCGCGGGTTTCAAATATATGTTCTGTAATCTTGTTCTTAACATTACAGAAGTCCTCTAAAAAAGATTCCGGGACCAAGTCAAAGAAGCAATGCTCGCGTAAGTTAATCTTGCCAAGCTCAAAGGCGCGGCGGTACGCCACAAATCGCTTATGGCAACGGGCCCAGTCTTCTTTTAGGGTGTCTGGGCAGCTTTGTGCCAAGGAGGTACCGCCGGCATATAGCCACGCATACTCAATATCGGGGTCCTGAACGGAACCCGTGTATTTCCACGTTTTTGTCAGTCCGGTCGGGATCTTGTCGAAATGCAAGCTCCCGTCAACATATATCCCTATACACTCGCTCTTATCATCAAGGGTCTGAAAAACCACTCACCCCTCCCTAGGGATCTTGCCGTACGCTTCATATGTTTGTTGGCCCGCGGATGCAGCCTCTTTCTCAGCGTCGGCAAGTTTCTGCCAGTTCTTATAATAACTCAAAGAGCCGGCATAGTCAAATGGTTTGTTCAAAAATCTTTCGAATTGTCGAATGGCGATAGTTCGAGAGCGCGCGGTGACCAGCTCTATCGTGTCATCGATAAGAAGGCGGCGTTCATTATCGCTATAAGAACTTTCTTCTTCTTTGAAGCGTATTTTGCAATAAAGAGACAAGAAGTGGTCGCTTTTGTAGAGGCTAGCGAGGCGCGCGGGGCTGGGATATTTCTCTGGAAGCTTCTGTTTCATTACTAGTTTCCCATTGCATTCCTCGCTATACATAATAGCAGACGGGGTGCTCTTGTTATACATATTATAAAGCTGTGTCGCAAAAGTGGCTGCTGCAATTGGGCCTGTAGACTGATAGCACCGGGCAAGGATCGTATCAGTATCGTTCATCCCATATGCTGACGCATACTTCACCATCGTCGCTGAACCAATATCGGCTACCAAGCGCCAAGGAACGGCCTTGTCGATCATAAACCCATATGTGGCGGCCGTGCTGACGAAAAAGTCCCAATTCTTACTTTCCAATAATTGGGCTACTTTCTCTTCATCGTCAGAGGCGTTCAAATTGGCGATTTCGATCACAAGACCTGACGCGTTAATGGGGCATCGGCGGCTCTTAACAAACCCCGTATAGGTGATAGGGGCGGATATTCCCGTTAAACTTACCGCTTCCGTGATAACCTCTTCAAATTGCTTATAATTCTCTAACTGGTTAGAAGGGTCTGAATTGGCGTTGCTTTTAAAGAGAGCTATATAGCGCGCCATATATTGTTGGTACTTAAGGATCGGATCCTCAAAAGCTCGATATGCCTTCAACCGAGATAGAAAAGGGTCGTCAGTAGCTATTTTGCCCTCTAGGGCACACTTGCTAAATTGTTGAGCCATGGCATTAAACGCGTCCACGACAAAATGTATGGCGCGGAGGTTCTTCTCTTGCGTTTGGGCGGCTGAAATGGCTCTAAGATGGTTCCTTTGTCGGCTGCGCGTCATTGCAATCGGTACAAAATAACGATCAACGCGGCCATAAAGAAACTTTTCGGCGATGAAATCCACCAAAGCTGTCGGTAAATAAGCTGGGCCGGCTGCGCCGGGTGTCTGGGCTACGCTGGAGATTTGAGAATAATCAAACCTCTTTTTAAAGAGTAGCATGGCACCTTCTGAATTTGATTTTACGTATCTGGCTGACATAATGGTTCCTCTTGAGTAACTATCCCGCTGCTATGGTTTTTTAGTACCGTCGGGCTTGGGATCTGAGCCTCCAAACAAATCGGCGAAGAAGCCGGCAGATGGCGGGGCGCTAGCGGCAGTCTTGCGCTCTCCGCCGCCGCTGTAGCACTTGCCCTTCTTCTCTTTTGGCTTCTCGTCTCCTTTCCCTAGCTCCTCTATCTTTTTATCCACCTCCGCCACCCATTTAGCCGTTATTTCAGTTTCTGCAATGCCGGCGCCAAGCGTGTGTGACGAGCGAATAATCATATAATAACCCCCGACACCCATACGTGTCAAGTCAGCTGATAGGGCGCCGGGATCGAACCCCCGCGGCTCAATGTAAATATAGCTCCCCGGATATGCATTGACGTCTAAATAGGTCTTAATCTTAGCATCATACAACACACGCAATTGTGCGAGGCCATCATAACCCT